CCACTTTGTTTACTATGGGCCTTAGCCCTCCAGGAGACAAATTATCTCCAAATGGTTTAAGGGAAGACCCTTAAGCCCAGCTACCGGTATAGCCGATAGCTGTACGACGCCGACCTTCGCGATCCTCACGGACAGCTAGGTCGTTACCAGTGCGTACTGTCTCAGGGAATAGCCATTGGGCTACCCTTTCAAGACCCGGGTGCGAATCCGTGTCTAGGCAGCGTACTGACAGACGTGATAGCTTAGCAGCTAGCACTGAAAGCCCCTCGCGGTTTACCGTGAGAGGGACTGCCTGCCAGTAGGGGAATCGGAAGACTCCCCATCCTCTCCCTCTTGCGAGGGAGGGACAAGCTTCGTCGAAGCTTTGCTGGAAGCCGGTATCGTCGCCCCAATTAAAGGGGACGGTGTACCGATACTTCGGGCGTACGCTACAGTAAATACTACCAAGAATAGGGCCGTACAGAGAAGTACGATAAGGGCGATCGACATTGCGATCGCTTGCCCGACACTGGTTGTATAGGAGGTAGTAGTCTTGGACATCCTCCAGCTCCTTTCTGATGAAGAAAGGGCGTACGTCGTAACCTAGAAAGAAATCTCGACCGCAACTTTCATAAAAGTACCCCGACACAAAGCTTTTGGCTTTATTGACAGAGAAACCGCAGAAAGCCAGCAACGGAATTAGATCCTTTGCCGTCTCTTGGTGCACGATGATATCATCACCATACACGAGAACCTCGTTAGAGGTTTCACGCAGTTCTTCCACAGCTTTTGACAAACCGTAGAAAAGGAGGCTTTCTAATTCAAATGTGAAACCGTTGCCCATCGATGAGAACTTTTGGTTCTTCACGGCAGGCTTACCCTTGATCTCGCTGAAGTTACAGCGAAGGGAGTTTAACACAAAGAACCAGTCGTCAGGCAGCAGATCCCTCACCAGTTCAGTTGATACGGTGTCGCTAGCATTGGATAAATCCAGTGTCGCGTATCCGTTATTCAATGAGGCTAAGAAGGCGCCTGCTTGGTTAGGCCCTTGACTGTCTAGATTGATACCCACGCGTTTTAATCTGTGCCGTATCACGGTACCCACCCCCTTTTGAAGGTAGATATTCATTAGCGGCTCAATACCGATCGCTCGGTACGTCTTTGCATTTTTTGGTACAAAGGAAACAGATACAGCATCATCAATTACCAAACCTAGGTAACTGCACGGTCCGACAGGAGAAACCCCTGTGAGACTTTCATACCATACGGGTGTCATACCGATGGCAAGTGCTGCGATAGCGGAGGCTTGAGGCGAAACCGCGGGTTGACCCGCATATTTTCTTGAGAGATCGACACGTCGACCTTTAGTCTGCCGGGTTACCCCGGGACCGAAGTCGAAATGTCGTGCAGCTTCCGACCACTTAAACCGACCAAGAATCCTAGCTATAATTTTACGCGCCCGGTGCAAATGCTCCGAATGCGGACCGTAGTTGGGATGGCGGTAGCCACCCTTTTCAGGGTCATAGTAGAACCTCAATCGATCGTTTGTGGAAAGGTTACTCCTCTCTGCATCCCCCCATTTTTGGAAGGCGACCTGCTCCTTATCGATCCCGATCTCACGATCGAGTTTCGAGAGCAAACTAGTAGCTTGATAGTCTTTTCGAAATTTCTCGGCGAGATTTCTCTCGGCCGTTTCGCGGACAAGCGGATGCATGTCCTTAACAATCATCAAACAGTAGTCGGTCGGATCCGTAGACGTTGCTTCAATCAGGTGCCTAATCTCTCCGTATTTTAAGCGGAGATAGCACCCTAAGGACACAGGTGTGTCCAGCAATTCAAAGATCCGTAATGCAGCCTCGTCCGTCGTAAGACGGCGTCGACCTGAAAAGACACGACGATGTGACATGATAACGTACTCCGGTTACACTTGAACGCCCAAGCAAATGGGTTACGAGATTTGTTCGTTGTCCTTGAACAACGCGAGAATGACGGCGTTGGAGAAAGCGGAAACCATGCGTGCATGGAGTTCCCACTTCTCTTCCTTCGTCCCTTGCGTTGGCATCAGGGCTTCGAGCTTTGCCTCGTTCGTGTAAGCCACCTTTGGCTTCGCGGTATAACCGCTGCCGGAGCTCGTAGACAGTGTCTCGAGGGTTGGAAGAACCAATCGGACATTGACTCGCTGCATGGGAACGTTCCCAAGTGCGGGTTTCGACATGACCGTGAGGTCACTGTAGCCAAGCGGCGACGTAGCTGTCCGTTCCTGCCACACGCTCACCAGAAAACCATTATCGTTACGCTGCGAAGCGTAGACGGGGTTGTAGGTGACAGTTGCAGTGGCGGCGCCATTAGCCGTGCCACGGGTCGAAACCGTAAGAGCATTTTGCTGAGACATAGTTTATAAACTCACTTGTGAAAGGCAGACACCAAGAGGGCTAATGCATTCGCTGCATGAACCGTTGATATCGGATTTTTAACAACCGGCCGTTCAATCCCTGGGAAACTCGCCATGTTTTCGCGCTTTTTATACGCAAATTCCTGCGAGCCCCAGAAGAATACGGTCGAACCTAGAGTATTTTTAAGAGACTCAAACTCTACCTTTTGCTCGACGTCATAATAAAACGTGCTGCTCCCTTTCAGGAACTGCAGCCCCATCGTTGCGTCAAGCCCGTTCAACCATTCCCCCAAAGGAAGGAACCAGTCTACTACGAAGCTGAAAGGCACAAGCTCCCAAGCCACGACCAGTGGATTGGTGAGACCTACGTTCGCCACGCGGTTCAGGTATACGTCGTCAATCTTGTATTCGACGACTACCCTGCGCCCCACTTTACCAGAAATGATATAGCGTTGCGTCATATTCACCGGAAACGGTGAAGATCCCCACGGGAAACGATCGTCGCTACGAACCACCGCGGTCTCCGCGCATCTCACGATGCACGTGCCGGGCGGTTTCTGTACCGTAGCTAATTTTACGGCGTTGAAAACGTCGCTAATCAGAGGCCTCCATCCGTATTGCAACTCCAACCAATGGCGAGCGACTTGTCGCTGCTTCTTGGTTCGGTGTTGCCGTCGGATATGGGACTCATCCCGATAACTCAGTTTCTTAAGTTTCGGGTTACCAAGGAGCTCAAGAGCACGCCTGGTCTTGCCACTTTTGATAGCCAACATAGCCAGTCCGATCCGTTTCGCCGTGGAGGCGATAAGGTCAACCGACTTGTTTACTTCGGCTAAGGCAACGGCCGCGTTGAAATCGTTTTTCAACTTACCACGCAGCTTGGCGTTAATCGCCGCAGTACCGGGATCTAGTGGAATCTTGTGCAACGTCCACGCGCTACCCCCTGAGGGGACGCACGCAGGCTCAATTGCACCTGTCACGAAGTACCTTATGTACTTTCTATCCGCGATTTCGTCACGGATAGTCGCGCTTCCACCCCCACCCTTACGTGAATACCACATTCTTTCATGTGGCGTCCACTCGGTGGGAAGGCCCAAAGGCCATGGCTTCGTACTCGTACTAGTCACCTCTTTCTTCGCAGCAGTTAAGCTTTTGAAGTCTGAGAACGGATTTGTAACGAGCACCAACGGCCCCCAGACTTCATAGACAGTGAAATATGAAGTGTAACCTGACGCGTAAGTCATTACTGGCTTATGAATCGTTTTGGTTGTGGGGCTATTGGCCATTTCCGGTTTTTCCTTAAGGTTAAACGACGTCTCACGACGTTGTCAGAGGGATGAAGAGTCCCTCAATCCGCTTCGGATTTCGCACCAGTGCATTAGCACCGCGCGAGATGAATCTTCAGCGAGTAGTCACCTTGAGAAACACTTACGCTTACTGACGTTAAATCAGCGCACGTATACCATACAACTCTCAGAGAACTGAGAGGCGCTTAGGTAGGAGGCTCGAACGAGCTTTTTACACGGAACCCTGGTCAGG